AAAAGATGCTGGACGTTTTCTACAAAACAAAGATGCTGAAAAATTACGTCGGAATAATGCAAGGGCGAATTGAATTGCTAACCGCCCGCATTGCCGAGCTTGAGGCGGAAATTGAACGATTTACCGTTCATAGTGACATCGAGCGGCAGGATGATAAGTGGATACCGGAGGTGCAGGATGTGTAACTTTTTCAGTTTTGTAACAGACCCAGTGAATCACCCAGCGGAGTATTACTGCTTCGACTGGGAATATCGCAAGGCGCACCTAAACGACGATGGAGTGGACAGCCATTCGCATATCTGTGCATACTACCTCCTCAACGAGGATAGATGTAACAAATATGAGTACAACCCGCTGACAAAGGCGTTCACGGTTGACCAGATTAACAGCAACCGTGATGACAGCGAGGCTGCAGAAAAGTGGGCGCAACGGCTTGACTTCAAAACAATCATCGAGCCGCTAATTATCAAGCCGATTGTGAATCCGTTTGAACTTCCGGCAGTAGAACATGTGACCGACGAACAGATTGACTGGTTGAAATCATGGGCTTCTGTCAGGGTTTCGGTCTGGAATTCGGTCAGGGCTTCGGTCAGGGCTTCGGTCGGGAATTCGGTCTGGAATTCGGTCGGGGCTTCGGTCTGGGCTTCGGTCGGGGATTTGGTCGGGTCTTCGGTCAGGAATTTGGTCGGGAATTCGGTCTGGAATTCGGTCGGGGCTTCGGTCTGGGATTCGGTCTGGAATTCGGTCGAGGCTTTGGTCGGGGCATATGTTAGCAGTTTTTTCGCCATCAACTACAAATACAACTTTTCGTCTGTAGCAAATCTTTGGAACGCAGGGCTTGTACCCTCATTTGACGGCAAGGTGTGGCGGTTGCACAGTGGAAAGAGCGCCGACATTGTGTACGAGAAATTCATGGAGCGTGAGGAATGAACGTCCAACTTCACTTAGGCGATTGCCTTGAAGTCATGCGCACGCTACCTGAGAACTCGGTTGACACGATTATTACCGACCCGCCTTACGGCTTGCAATTTATGGGCAAGGACTGGGATCACGGCGTACCTGGCGTTCCGTTCTGGCGTGAAGCCCTGCGCGTTGCGAAACCAGGTGCATTGTTACTTGCCTTCGGCGGCACTCGCACCTATCACCGAATGGTGTGCGCTATTGAGGACGCTGGCTTTGAAATCCGTGACACTATCGCTTGGGTATATGGGAGCGGATTCCCTAAAAGTTACGACATCAGCAAGGGGATTGATAAACAGGCGGGGGCGGAAAGGAAAGTGGTTGGTAAATATCAACTTCCGGATGTTGCTGATGGTTTGAGAAAAAAGGTGTGGGAATGTACTAATCAAACTGAAGTTGGAATGTTTGGAATAAGCGGACAAAATGACATCACTGCCCCCTCCACCCCCGAAGCGCAACTCTGGCACGGCTGGGGCACTGCTCTCAAGCCCGCGTTTGAGCCGATTGTCGTGGCGATGAAGCCGATTGACGGCACGTTTGTCAACAACGCGCTCACTTGGGGCGTGGCTGGCTTGTGGATTGACGGGGGAAGAATTTCCGCAAACGAACATGAGCCTAATGCAAGAGACAGCAAGGGCGGCAAGGCTGGTACAAGTTGGTTTACGGGTGACATAGATAATGGCGAATGGAACGGCAATCAAGGTCGCTTCCCTGCAAATTTTATTCACGATGGCTCGGACGAGGTCGTGGGGCTGTTTCCGCAGACGGGTGGAGGCTCTTACTCCGCACCTAAAGCACGCAAACGCAATAATGGGCTTGGGTTAGGAACTGAAGATGAGCGTTACGGCTCAAGCGAAGCACCTGACAATTACGGCGATTCCGGCTCAGCCGCCCGCTTCTTCTACTGCGCCAAAGCCAGCCGAAGCGAGCGCAACGCTGGGCTGGAGGGGATGTCGACAAGTCGGATGGGCATGAACTTTGGAGGGCAATTGTCTGGGCGCGGGAAGCCAATCAACACCAAGCCGCACACCAACTCCCACCCAACTGTTAAGCCGCTTGCCCTTATGCGTTATCTTGTTCGGCTGACCAAGACGCCAACAGGCGGGGTGGTGCTCGACCCGTTCATGGGCAGCGGCACGACTGGCATCGCTTGCGTGTTGGAAGGGCGCGAGTTTATCGGCATTGAGCGAGAGGCTGAGTACGTTGAGATCGCAGAAAAGCGGATTGCCGAAGCGCAATTACAACTGAGATTACCGACGGAGGTGCAGGAATGAACGCATCCGAGCGTGAGCAGATGTCGGCACGGCGCGTTATTCATCCAGCAACCTACCACGTCAGGCACGACAACGGCGACACCTTCGAGGTGCAAGCCCTGACGCTGGCACGGGTGAGGAAGCTGATCGAAGCCGAGTGTCAAGATCGCGGCTGGCTTCTGGAGGATGTGGATTGGTTTGAGGTGAAAAAATGAAAAATGACGAACCAAGTTTCTTGAGACTTGAAAGAGAGGTAGAGCTCAAGGTGGTCTGCCCGCCACTTTTGAGCGATTACAAACGCTTGCAGTTTGAAAATCAAAAGCTCCGTTACCGCGTTGCTGAACTTGAGGATGACAAATGACCCGCCTGACCAGCACCGACCTGATCGAAGCCAACAGAGAAAAGCTGCTGGAGTGGGCAGCGGAAGGGCGGAGCTACTTTTGGATGGCGCAGCAGATTGGCATTGGATGCAGCAACCATAGCGTCATCTCGAAGTGGTTCATCAGGCAGGGAATAAGACGAAAGTGAGGAAAAATGATTAATAATAATCAGTTGTTTGTAGGATTACAGGTTGTATACGTTCCGCGGTACATTGTCGAGAGAAACAAGACGCTTGGCGAGGTACTTAAGGACAAGGACACGGAGTTCGGCTTCGTGACATCGTGGAATAAAAACGTTATATTCTGCCGCTTCTGGCTGAAAGAAAAGCCTGGCGAGTTGCGAACAGTCGCCAACTCGGAAGCGTGTGACAAGTTTGATCTGTTTCCACATGAGAGTGTTTCTCAAACAGCGGTGATTAAGCAGATTCAAAAAATGCGGCGTGATCCTGAAAGATATGGGTGGCGTGAAGGCGCTCGCTGGAAGGAGAGGTAAAAATGGCTGATGAACCGCGTTTTACAGGTGCTTATGACCGCAATGGAGAAAAGTTGTACGAAGGCTCGCGGGTGTATGCGTACAAACCCAATTCTTATTTGAAGGGGGTGTACATCATCGCTTGGCATCCGATCCGTTGCGGCTTCCATTACCGCTCAATTGAAACTAACGAATGGGCGTGCAATCGGGGAACTTTTTATCAAATTGGCAACAACAGAGCTGGCGCTTATTGCGAATTAATTTGATTGGATCGCAGGAAGGAGGCGAGATGAGCGAAAAAATATTCACCGCGATATACGACGAACATTACAAAATGTATAAATTGTGGAAAGACGTCTTTTTGGCAGGCTTTGTTTGGTTCGACGAGGATGACAAAGCCTGGCTATTCCAGCAAGACGATGACTTCGGCGGCTTCTCCATCCAAGAGCTTCAAGAAATCCTGGAGTTCATGCAGGGGCTTGAGGGGGCAGAACAGTGACCCAAAGCGAGCTTGAGGAGCTGTTCGCGTTCCAGGTGAAAGCCACTGGACTGCCAGAGCCAGAGCGGGAGGCGGCTGTCATTCCAGGACGGAAGTTTCGTTTTGACTTCTGCTTTCGGGAGGCGAGGCTGCTTATCGAAATTAACGGCGGCACGTTCACGAAGGGCGGTCACTCGTCCGGATTGGGATTAAGGCGCGACTACGAAAAGTTGCGCCTCGCCCAGGATCACGGCTGGAAGGTCTACCCGTTTGACGCGCAAGCCGTGAGAAGCGGCGAGGCGGTCGAGCAGGTGCGAAAAGCGTTGGAGGGCGATTGACCCGCACTCGTCAGGAGGCAGCCGACGCGCTGCTGGAGACGGGGCTTGACGTCCCGTCTCTTGAGGCGATCCTGCAAGCGGTCGAGAGCGTCAATCGGACGGGGTGGGGGACGATTGAGTTAACGCTGAAGAACCGACAGATAGCAGAATGGAGCGCAAACGTCAGAGGAAAACCGGCGATTGAAAGGCTTGCATAAACTGAACTTTTGTGCTAAACTAATTGCAATTGAATAGGGCAAAAGCCCTAACTCACGAGGAGCATTAGCCCCGGAGTTGCTTTCCAGAAATGGAGGTAGCTTCGGGGCTTTTTGATTTTAGCTAATGGAGGCTTATATGGATTTTGATCAAATTGTGAATGGCATCCCATTGATTTTTGTTGTGATGGGGCTGGTCGAGTTGGTGAAGGCGTTTGGCGCGCAAGGCAAGGTTCTCACCGCCGCGTCTTTCCTGATCGGGCTGGGGCTTGGCGTTTTGTACCAGGTGAGCATCGCAGTCCCTGAGGGATTCGCCGGCTGGTTCGGAGCTGTGATTTTCGGGCTTGCGCTTGGATTGGTGGCTTGCAAGGTCTACGATGCTATGAAGTCCGCGACAAAAGCGCAGGGATAAACGATGAACTGGGGCGAGATCATCATTGCCGCCCTGTCAGGCGGAGCGATCGTCAAAGTCTTAGACGTTATCGCAGTGCGCCTGAACCTGAAACACGCTGACACCGCGTCCGCATTCCAGGTTCTGATCTTGAGGATCGACCGCTTGAACGCGCGGGTTGATAAATACGAAAAAACGATTGCCGAGCTGGAGGCGGAACGCTTGAAAACGTCAAAAGAATTCGCTCTTGCGAGGCAAGAGAATGTCGAAAAGGACGCGCGGATACACGTGCTGGAACAGGAAAACTGCGACTTGAAAGCTGCTTTGGAACAAATGCGGATTGACATTGCCGCAAGGGACAAGCAGATCGACAATCTCGAACGGCAGGTTGTCAAGCTCCTGGCGCGCGTTGATGAGCTGGAAGGACGGTGACGGGAGAGTTGGCGAGGGTCGAAAATAGCGACCGCGAGTGCTTGTGGACG